AAGTTTCTTAAACTTTTCTTTAAGTTTAATACGTTTCCTAGATTCATGAGTTTTATTTTGCATTTTTGGGTCAAAGTAATCTTGAATAGGATGAGATCCGCTACGATTTTTCAACAACAGCCTCCACTAACATCTCTCTTAGTTTTTCAATCTCAAGATTTTTTAGTTCTATTTTGATGTAAGATTCTTGCAGCAGACTTTGCAACTCATTCACGTTATATTTTAGTATTGATTCTGTAGACATTGTTTTTCCCTGACTTGTTTGGCCGGGGTTGTATGACGCTCTATAAGTCATTTATACCTCCTATGACTCTACAAAGGCACGCTCAAGTACAAAAGTTCCAGGTTCGTTGCGAGTGCCTTCAACAAACCTCCTATCTTCAAGTATATTTTTCATATCTTCATTAAAACTCATGTTACCACAAATCATAATACGAGAATTATCGGGACTGATATATTTCATAATTTTGTCTGTTTGAATCATAGTAGTAATTCTTTCATTATTTGCCCACGGTTCTTGTGTTACTATAGGAATATAAAGTATGTCTGCTTCTTCTCCTAAAAACTCATCAAATGCTTGTAAATCTGTTTTGTGTGAAACAGACCAAACAACAAAAATACAATCAAACTGCTCATAAGTAAAAGGATCGCGTAAAATACTGATAAAAGGTGCTATACCTGTACCAGTAGCAAAAAGCCAGAGATTAGTGCCATTTTCATGTGGTGTGAAATTAGTCATAAGTAAAGAACCAGTTGGTTTCTTACCTATCATGAGTTCGTCACCAACTTCCATTTTAGATAGCTGAGAAGTGAATGCTCCATCAGAAACATTTATCGAGTAAAACTCTAAATATTCATCATAAGGACTGGATGTATATGAATAAGCCCTTTTTAACTTACCATCTAGAGTGATCATATTAAATTCTCCTGCTGTAAATCTGTGAGACGCAGGACGCTCAGTTCTAAAACGGAATAGTTGATCGGTATAATGATGTATATCAGTTATAAGTACTTGATCGAATGCCATCAAAAGTCAATCTGTCCAAGCCCTGAACCAAAGGGTGAGCCATGTTTAATACTGTGATGAGCGTGTTGATTTTTCTCATCTTCATAAGGACAGCCTTTAATATTACAAGGCCAAATAGCTGGCTCTCCCCCACTAGCATCCCACATATTAATTGTACAGACAGAACACTTGCCTACAACTTCTCCAAAATCTTTTTTAGCCACAATCAAATATCCCCATAACATAATTTTCTGCACAATCTTCAGCGTAACGCTCACTATGTTCGTACAGTGGTCGTTTTTCTACTAAACCATCTTGTAGGTACATAGTAACATAGAATCCTTCTTCATTTTTACAGACATGAGCAATTCTATCTTTATACTCACCCTCTCCCCAATAAGTACTAATTATCATCTTCATCCTCCGAGTCATAGTTTATGGCAGGCAGTTCAATTTCATTAATTTTTATACAGTCTGCAAGTTCGTCTGTGGTCATGTACTTAATCAATGATGTTACAAGATAATATGGTTCTACCCACCCATCTTCCATACCTTCGATAATTTGATCTCTAATGTCCATCAATTTTTATCCCATGAATGTTCACTGTAAACAAGAAAACCTATACCACCTAATTCATTCCATTTTTTAATTGTCCACCGTTTATCATCATATAAAACGTCTCCTGGTTGACAATAAGGAAGTTTATCTTTAGACTGCTCGACCACAATAATATCTTCACTCCTAAAACCGAACTGATTTAGCCAGAAGTGTTTATTTTCGATCACAGTATTAATGTGTTCTTTCTTGTAGTGTGAACCTCTTGCAGTAAGAATCTTCATGTCATTTTCTTTATAGTACATAGCTCTAAAGAATTGCATATTAGAAGTAGGAGGTGAAGTCCTAAAAATCTGAGTGTAGTTTTTAGCCATAAACTTTTCCAATTTACCTGGCTCTCCAAACAATTCACCTTCCCATCCTAGTGCTTGAAGACCTACATAAAAGTCTGCGATTACACCGTCAACGTCTAAATAAATCACTCAGACTTCTCCTGCTCTTCCGCGTAAAGACGCTCTTCTTCTAAGTATTCTTCCATCCACTCGGAGACTCCATACTCGTCATCAAGATCATCCCCAATACATTCACGTAACTCAGTAGGAGTCTCACAGTGTGCATAGTCAATATGCTCATTACCTTCTTCAGAGTTATATGCCCCTACAAAACACATACCAGGCTCGTAGTAAGTAGCTTCTACATAAATACCTTGCTCATGTGCGGCGTCGTATACACCAATAGGAGGACCCCACGCAGTATCGAAAGTCATCACTACATTTAGATCATCTACCCAATTCATATCAATGATGTTGGCGTCCCACTTAGTACCCCATGCTTCGACACGAGACCAGTACCACGAATCTTGATCCCATACTTCAGGAACAAAGAAACCAAAGAATGACCAGTCGTCATCATCTGCTTCTTTTTTCATGTGCTGGAAAAGTTCGTTAGCTTCTTCTTTTGTGGGAAAAGTGAGGGTTAGATTGTTATTACACCAATTTGGCATTGCCTACTCCATATATCTGGTTAAATCTTTATCTTTGATTAATATAACAAATATGACAGTAAAAGGCAAATAGAAAGAAGACGCAAGTGTGGCGTAAGACCTAAGAAACTCCGTTTCATCACTAGCTCCCTACGGTCGCACAACTAAACGATAGCCTGTGCCGCGCTGTTCGCCAGCGTTCACATCGTTATACAACTTGCACACATAAATTAGCACGAAAAATGATAATGCGCAATCATCATTTTTTTAAGATTGCAGTGATTGAGGTGTCGCCTACAAGGTATCGATGTGCGCTCGTAATTTCATCATCAAGCTCTACATCACATCCTGTCTCTTGTGCGAGTGCTAAGACTTCTGGGACAACAGATGCTTCCACATCAAACATGATAGCAATGTCTGATGTCGCAGAGCCAATGTCTCCTTCAAAACAGTCTACAGTGCGTGTTTGATTGATATTGCAGTTTAACCAAGATTGAACTCGTTTATCCCAACAGTATCGAGAATAATTTTTATGGTCAGTGTCTGAAGAAGCGTGGTGCATCCATATCTTCACAGGATTGATTAATCGGTTACGTTGTAGCCGTTGACGAAAGACAATCTGAAAACGAGGTGAGTAGGAAAAGTTAGCAGCTGAATGTGGAAATGTGGTATTGAGATAGTATAATCTACCATCAGCTTGTGTCGGCCAAAGATGTTGATTTTCAATGTCAACTAGAAACGACTCATCAGTTGATAGAGCAAACTGCCAACGATTGTCTACATCGCAGTGAGTTCTATAACATCTACCAGAATCCATCACCATAACTTGACACTCTCCAGGTCTATCAAGTGTGCTCCACAATCGTTCAAGCTCTGTGTTTTTATACTGAGGGAGTAGCTGTCTTTCTCCATAGTAGAAGTCATCAGTGTGAGTGTGAATTGCGATAGGAATAGTGTTAAATCCACGAGGAGAAGTTAACCATTCATTAGCACGTGTGGTATCAAGTTGTAAATCTTGAACAATCTGTGCTGAATCAAAAGTTTGAGTAGTGTATTGTGTAATCATACTATTGGGTCATCCCATTCAAGGTGTTATTCAGGAGCTGTAAAATATATGCTGTCATTACGATTTGCCATCTCAGGAGAGTCAGTCCAAGGAATCTCACCTACATGTGGTAGTGTGATAGTTACACCTTCATTATATATAGTGCAATCAGCATTGTCAACATGAGGTAGAGTTCTCCAAAGTGGTTGCCCAATAGCTTGATATGTATGTGTTGTAACAGGAGGAATTGTGACGCTTGTAAGAGCAGTGTTTAGATCGATAGTGTGCTTTTCCACTAGTAGATCTTGCATCTCGGAGTGATCAATGACAAGCCTTACAACGCCTAAACTCAGTATCTTTTTGAAATACTCTCTTCCTTCTGGTTCTGCTGAAGTGAGTGCTTGATCTAAAAACAGAGAATTAAAACGATATACATAGTAGGTAAGAGTTTTTGGATAGATAGTACAGATAGACTGCCAAAGAGAAGCAACCTTAAGATATTTTAAATTGTACGCACAACTCATATCTTCAATGTATATCGCGTCCCAGCCTTTAATCGGTTTAGAAATGTTATGAATCTTAAAGGGAACATCAGGATAATTTCTTTTGGCTAGTGTTTTGTTAATGGTGGAAAGATCAACACAGGTAGCTAGTATGCCTTGTTGTTTAGCATAGTTAGCCAATCGACCTATTCCACCATATAAAAACAATACATGTTTGCCTCGTAGCTCTTCAACATATTGATCTAGTTGACGGCACTGAAACTCATGAAATTGAATATTGTTAGTATAAAATCCACAGTTACCAAGAGCAATGTGTTCAGAAGAAACTCTAGTCTGTGGTATACTAATTTCCATTAGTTAGTTACCGTACATCTCCATAAGAGAATCAATCTCACTTTCAGCGGGAACACGAAGCAGTTTCTTTTCTTGACTAGCAATATAAGACTTTGAAGTGAGAATTTGATTGTAGGCTGAGATAACAGGAGAAGAGGGGTTATTAGTCCAAATAATCTGTCCATCAGTAAACTCAGGCCAGTTAGGATCACCAATCAAGTCACCAATAAAGGCATTACCTAATGGATTGTTACGAACTGTAGATGCAAAGCAAGTTCCGTGATCTTTTACTTTACGAAGTGATTGATTTACAGACGAAAACATATCTACGTCACCTGCTATAGCCGCTTTATTCTTCTTACCTCCTCCACGATACTTTTTGATTTCAATTTGTGCGCCAAGTGCATCAAAGCTTTTTTGGAAGTATTCCATTGATTTACCGCCAGCACCTACACCCATAGTAAGAGTGCGACCTCCTAAAAAATCGTTCATTGAAATTGATTTGTTTGGAGAGGCACAGACATTGATCGGACCTACATAAGGAATTGCAACCGCTTTAATCTTTTCTTTCCCAGTCATAACACAACGACCTTCTGAAGCTCCAGGATTATAATCTCCAGTGAGCTGATACATTAAAACATCACTAGACGCAGACTGTGCATAGTTAAGCGCATCGGCACATGACTTCATATATTGTACATTAACATCAAAACCTTTTTCTTCAAGTAGTGGTTTGATTTGTTGAATATGTGAATCAGTTGACCCACCTGGTTTAAAGTAAGTTAAAATATCTACACTAGCAGCATAGCTTTGAGTAGAAAGTAGACAAAAACCTACTGAGAAAGTTTTTAATACGTTGTTCATAGTAACCTTCCTAAAATATCATTCTATAAACTTCGTCTACGATAAGTTCGCTTACAAAGTACCCGTAGACGAATGTGTACTTTGAACTTGTGTGAGAGATTATCATCCCAATAACAAGAGATAATCCAAAAACAATAAGAGAAAGAAGTATTCTTGACTCATTGTATGCCAAATATAACATGATAAATAAGCTAAAAGCAATCAAAAAGTGATATATCCAATGCTTACAGGAATCATAAACTTTTAACACTAAATCAAAGAAAACTCCAGCTATTAACCAATTAAAAGTATTTATTATTAAAAGTATTGTGACAATGTATAACCAGTTATTGATAAACCACTCATAAGAGTATGAATAGGAAAATCCTTTAACTTCAGCAACTCCCATAAAGATAGCTTCTGAGAATACTATAGGAAGTCCAAACATTAATAAAGGTACTAAAACAGAAATAGAACCAGCGTTGTTAGCAGCTTCTGCGCTTACTAAACGACTAAGTTTTTGATCATCATCTGTTTTATCAACACAGTAACGTTTCTCAATAGAATCAGCAAGGTTAGAGCTAGCAGTGTACCCACTACCAGGAACAAATCCACTAAAAAATCCAATCATCGTACCACGCAGTACAGAGGGATTATATAAGTACCTTTTCAAGAATAAAAGACGTTCACGTAAAGAAAGAATAGAAATGTGTGGTTTACTCTCGTGTCTCTGTAAAATACTTTTTAGAGCGATAGGCACTAGTAATAACCCACTAAATAAAGGAACCATCGGTAAACCTCCGTCTAACTGACTAATTCCAAAAGTTAATATTCTAGTCTCAAAAAAATCATCCCAACCAACTAAGCTAGCTACAATACCTAAACAAAGAAAAATTAATGATAGTAAAAACTTACCAGAGTTTAGAATCAGAGCAAGACTAGTAGCACATAACATAAAAAATACTACTTTACCTTTCATCATAAACAGTAAACTCTCGGGCGTAAATAGAACTATAAGACTTGTAAAAAACATACTAATTAAAACTGCTATATAACTAGCAGAACTAGCACTTGCTAACACTTCTGGCCCTCGTCCTTTAAGTGTTAGTGGATATCCATTTTTTACAGCAGGTAGACTACTTGACTCTCCTATAACTCCAAACACACTAGCACTAACGCTACCATAGTATTGCCCAGAATTTACAATTCCAAGATAAAAACACATCAACACCCATATATCGACAAAAGATAAAAGTAAAACAGGGTACATCAATAGCATAAGCATTGCAGCACCTATACCAGGTAGTAACCCCATTAACATTCCAAAGAAAATCCCGGTCACTAACGCTAAAATTTCAAAGATCATATCTTAATAGGGACAAAAGCCCCCTCTTCTGGTGTGACTTCTTGCTTTGACCAGTTTAAGTTTAGAGTCTCAGGCAGTATTGAATAGTCTACATAAGGTAGTTTATTTAACTTTTCTACATACTGGTTAAAAATAATCTCAGTATGCAATATTTTATCAAATAAGTAAGCATTTTGAGGATTAGAATTATCATTTATCATCAAGTCAAAGGGACAGAATGTTGATCGTTCATGATGTCTTAACCAAGTGGTCTCAGAACTAACTCTTGAATTACATTCCATAAATAATAAATTATCGTGTGTACGGGATTTCATAAATTGCAATTGTATCATTCTTCTCTTTACATTAAGATATTTTTTTAATTTAGTTGCAGAATCTAGTATGAGATCAAGCTCTTTTTTCTTTGGAAGGTACGGATTAATTGTAGATACGGCTAAAGAGTGTTCTGTCAGTAAATAATTACTCGAAACAAAAGTCCAATCTCCATAATAGTCAATATAAAATACAGCGTTGATTCTGTATTCTGTATCATGCCATTCCTGAGAAAACTCCCAATCAGCTGGTACATAGTCTTTAGAATTAATTTTTTTAAGTTTAGGGAAGATATCCCTTAAATTTTTATCCCAATGTGATTTATTTCTCTTTACTGCCAACCACTCGCCTGTTTTATTCGGGATAGGAATATTAAGTTTTTGACATATCTCATACTGAGCACTTTTGTATTGACTAAATTTTAGAAAAGCATCATCAAATTGAGAAGCACACTTAAAATGAGTGTTTATCAGATACTCTAATTCTAAGGCTTCAAGGTTATCCATACTGTTAATCACGACATCAGGAATAAACTTCTTTAAATATAACCAATTTAATACTTTTTTTGGTTGAGTTATTATTAACGGATCAAGACGAGATATGTATTTAGATACTAATGCTCTTTCTGCTATCATATGTTTAGCAGAATGAAATCTTCTAGAGGTCAGTAAGTCCATTTTTACTGGCATAGAAGATTCCAAAGCTAAAAAAGGTATGTTTCTCTCCAAACATTTGGCTATACCTGTGGATAGTAGTCCACAGTTGCCCATGAAGAGAACATTCATTCTTTTGAATAAGTACCGTACATATCAATCAATGACGGAGCATCTACAAAAGATGGAACAGTCATTTTCATTGAGTTCATTTTTTCGACATATGCTGAATCAGTCAGAGCTGCACGCATAGCTTGTACAGCTACGGAGTCAGGAGTATCACTCCAGATAATGTTGGCGTTGGCAATTGTAGGAAACTCTAAGTCAGTTCCACCTACAAAAGGAGTACCCATAGGATCATTCATCATAGATGAGTAGTAACAAGCACCATGCCCTTTTACTTTGCGAAGACCCACATTAGTTGAAAAGAATAGATCTACATCACCAGCCATAACACCTTTTCGCATCTTACCACCACCACGATAGCGTTCAATCTCCCAGTTAGATGCTCCGACAGTAGAAATGATTTTATTTACATACCACAACTCAGCTCCACCAGCTGGTACACCAATCTTGAGTGACTTTGTAAGTATATTATCACGGTTTACGTCCGCGTTTGGAGCAGCACAAACAGACAGAGGAGACTCAGCAGAGATTCCTGCAATATACACTCCTGCATCAGATGCTGAGACAATACACTTAGCGTCTATATTGCCTGGATCATAATCACCATTTAGATGATACATAAGTACATTACCTGAGCCTTCTTTTAGAAGGGCTACAGCTTCGTTACAAGATTTAAGGTACTGAACATTTACAGTATGCCCCTGAGCCTCAATAAGTGGTTTTGCAATTTGAATCTGTTGATCTGTACCCCCACCAGGTTTGTAGTATGTTAAAATTTCAATTGTATCTGCAAAAGCAGGAGAAGTAAGCATTGTAAGTGACAATGCAATTTTAGTAATCTTATTCATTTTTAGCCTTTCTGCTAGTTAGTAATGAAAACCCACTGAACACCGTTTTCTGAGGTGTCACCGATAATCGAATTGCCTGCCTTGCTCCAGTCAATACTAGCAAGACTAACATCGTCGTGACCAAAGTTCACAATTTCTCCAATAGGTTGCGAGCTGTATACAGCTTGCGGTGCAACTGGTTCATCTTGAGTCAAATAATGATGACCTGCCGCTAATGCTCCCATTAATAGTAATAATTCCATAATAGAGCTCCTTAATAAAGTTAAAGTTTGATAGGGATATAAGCCCCGTCTAAAATGGCCTCTTCTTTTCCAGACCAATTATTACCCCAATCGTCCCAAATTTCTGCAGATGATAGGAGAGAATGATTCATTTTGTGTTTAATCGAGTTAAACACTAAATCAGTATGTAACACTTTATCAAACTGAAAAGCATTAGGCAACGATTTTTCGAATACCATGTGTGAGTATGGATCAAAAGTGGAACGGCTTTCATTTCTTACCCAATTGAACTCAGTACTAGGACGACAGTTTGTTTCCATGTACAGCAGCTTATCAGAGTTTCGAGGTTGCATAATTTGAATCATCAAAAATCTTTTTTTAACACTTATAGCTTTTTGAAGTGGTGAAATGATTTCTAGTAATTGTTGTAATATATTAGGGGTAGGAAAGTAAGGATTCTCTCCAGCGTAAGGTATTGAATATTCACAAACTAATCTATTGTTAAATACTAAATACCAGTCACCAAAAGAATCAATGTACACAGAACAGTTGTATATGTATTGTATATCAATCCATTCTTGTGTAAACTCTCCCTCTGTTGCTACATAAGTTGAATCTCTGAGTCTAATTTTAGGAATTACTAAAGGTTCTGACCAAGTGTCTCTGTAATTCCTTTTAACAATTATGCTGCGTCCTATTTTATTAGGGACAGGAATACCTAAATCTCTACACACTCGATCTTGTTTGGTTTTATATGCAAAAAAATCAATAGCTCTGTCATCTATATGAGACTTGCACTTGAATTTCTCATTTATGTGCTTTTCCAAATGTAAAGCATTTAACGCCTCACTATGACAAAATACTGTGTCAGGAATAAATTTATGATTGTTTAACCAAAAATCAAAAGCATCAAGGTTCTCTACAACGAAAGGGTCTACAATGTGTACATATTCTTGAGCAAAATTTCTTTCGCTCATCATCTCTTTTGCTTTGCGATTACGACGTAACATTATTCTATCGTCTCTTTGATGATTATCTTTAATATCAACAGCTAAAAAGGAAATGTTGTTATCTACACAAAGTTTAATACAATGAGCATAGATTGCACAAGGACCAATAAAAAGTATACTCACATCATCTCCTAATCCAATGTATTGCGTCCACCACCAGGACTTTGAGTGCATTGTTGTGTTCTTGGGCATTGGAAGTATTTATCCATTGCAACCGTTAAATCTGCGTGTGCTGTAGCTCCTCGTTCGTATATACACATACGTTCCTCGGTTTCAGGATCTATGTATTGTCGTTTAAGCCTACAGGTGATTGTATTAGTGATGGTAGGAGCAACTGCTTTACGTCTACACTCCATCGGCTCTAACCCTAATATCTTTTGCGGCCAACGTAACACTTCTGTATTCCACAACGTGCAGTGCGTTTTATCTTCGCTACCAGTGTAGGTTCTTGCTCTGGGTTCAGAAGGGACTTTAGTACTTAACATAAATAATATGGTGCTTATCAGCAGGATATACATAATACATTGCTTTATGATATTCATAGCATCTCCAAAATCATAACATGTACATCCTCAAAAGGTATTAGATCACTTTCGGGGTTGTCAGGATAAGGGTCATACTTATCAACTTGATAGTGGATAATTTTAGTTTTATCACTTGAGGTGTATAATTCGTATCCATCTACAGTAGTATTATGCCCCTGTGTTGAAAAGAACATCCAATAAGGAGCACAAGTTAAAAATCTGTCAAGCCTATCAGGGTCATTTGCAGAAGTATGCCAAGTTACAATTATATATTTACAAGTTATTGTATCTAGTACACTCTCCCACCATTCAAAAGGTTTATCTCCTGCTATTGTGTGTAAATCAG